TTGACATAGACACTAAATGGAGCTGTGTTGTCCCAGGTCAAGAAGCGATAGAGAAGGCAGGTCTCTGGGATGAGGTATATCACCCAATCTACTTCGATGACAATGACTTCGAGCGCAGACTGGTTCACGCCGGAGTTAGGTTCAAAACGCTTGAGGCAAAGGTGCATCACGACAACAGCTCAACGCTCAAGTCTGGGTATCAAGAGAAGAACGCAATTACCTTCGGCAAGAATCAAAGAGTGTTACAGCAGAAAATAGCCTCTCAATATTACGGAGTGCATGGCTGGGACTTGAAAACAAGGAGAGACAACTCATGGGACTAAGACTCTATACCGGCGGAACTTTTGACCTATTTCACAGCGGTCATGTTGAGTTTCTAAAAAAATGCAGTCAAATAGCCGACTATGTAACTGTCAGCTTGAACACAGACGAGTTTATAGAAGCCTATAAGGGTAAAGCACCCATAATGAGCTATCACGAGCGAGAGAGCGTTCTGAGGGCTTGTAGGTGGGTTGACCATGTTGTCCCTAACTTTGGAGGCGCAGATAGCAAGGAAGCGATACAGGTTGTTGAGCCTGACATTATCGCCATCGGATCAGACTGGGCTAGGCGAGACTATTATGCACAGATGCAGTTCACGCAGGACTGGCTAGACGCTAAGAACATCTCTCTTATCTATATTCCTTACACAAGGGGAGTCAGCTCAACCGAAATCAAGCAACGCCTAAGAGGGTGATAAGCTTTTATTATGACTATAAAAAAGAGTCAAAGAAGGCTAAAGACTGATACCTATTTAGACTGTCCTGTCTGTGGGACTATATTTCTAAAAATTAGCTATCAGCAAAAGACTTGCTCGTATAAATGCGGATACACAATGCAGAACGCAAAAAATAAACGAGGTGTTACTAACTTTAGGAATTGCGCTAGATGCGGAGGTTCTATGAGTCATAAAAAATCTCATGCCATTTACTGCTCTAAAACATGCAAGTCAATGGATCACACAATGAAGCATCGCTCTAAAACTAGATACGCCTCAGTTGCTAGGAGGCATGAGATTTATCTAAGGGACAATAAAAAATGCTATATGTGTAATAAAGAACTTGGAGAAAAAGAGTTTCATCTCGACCATCTCATACCAGTAAAAGCCGGTGGCTCAAATGACAGTAAAAACTTGGCTGTTAGTTGCCCTTATTGCAATAGGTCTAGAGGCACTAAAATAGAAGAGAAGCAGTTAGCGAAGCTAAAAGAATTGAGCCAAATTTGATTACCAATGGATATTGCACACTTGCACAGGTGAAGGCAAGCCTAAGAATTACAGACAATGTTGACGATGACTTGCTAGAGCTTGCGGTTGAGTCAGCATCTCGCGAGATTGACCAAGCTTGTGAGCGAGTGTTCTATCAGGTTGACGCTGAGACAAGAGTCTTTGCAGCTAGAGACAGCTTTGTTTGCGAGATAGATGACCTACGCTCACTGACCACGCTCAAGACAGCTCAAGACGGAGACAGAGTATTTGACACAACTTGGGCAGAGAAGGATTACCAGCTAGAACCTCTCAACGGAATTGTCGGCGGTATCCCTCACCCAGCCACGCTGATTAGAGCTACCGATGACTACCTATTCCCAATGGATGGTGGAGAAGCTTTGGTGCAGGTGACCGGTAACTGGGGATGGGATACAGTGCCGACAGCTATCACGCAGGCAACAGTTATCCTAGCCAGCCGAATCTATAAGAGAAACGACAGTCCTCTAGGAGTAGCAGGCTTTGGAGACTTAGGTGCTATCAGAGTGAGCAGGATTGACCCAGATGTTCAGATGCTAATTCAACCCTTTATGAAAGTGAGAATGGGTTGAGCATCTCAGGCATAAGAGCAGGACTAGCCTCAAACCTTTCGACCATTAGTGGCTTGCGAGTCAATGAGGAAATACCAGACCAAGCCAATCCACCTGTGGCAATCATTAGCCTCAACGACATAACCTACGATGGCGCTATGAATCAGGGACTCACAACCTACAACTTCAGTGTCCAGCTAATTGTCACAAGAATGGCAGAGCGCAGAGCGCAAGCCAAGTTAGACCTCTACTCAGAACCAACAGGAGACCTCTCGGTCAAGAGTGCGATAGAATCAGATAGGACACTCAATGGGAACGCTTCTGATGTAAGAGTCGAGAGCAGACCTAATGTGGGTTCGCTACAAGTAAATGATCAAGACTATTTGGCAGCAGATTTTGTTGTCACTGTAATCGCATAAGGAGAATAATGTCTAAGTTTATTTCAACTCAGGCTACCATCTCAATCAATGGCACAGACCTGTCTGATGCTTGCGCAAGGGTTGAGCTAACTGAGGAAGCCAATGTTGTCGAGGTAACAGACTTCGGTTCTGGTGGGTATGTTGAGAACATCGCCGGATTGAAGTCAGGAACTTTGAATGTTGACTGGCATCACGACTGGGCTACTGGAGCTGTCTCTGACACCTTCCGCGACCTAGTTGGAACTATTGCCACCGCTGTCATCACACCAAACGGAACTGCTGTTTCAGCAGCTAACCCACAATACACAGTCGAGGTAGTTGTAAACAGTTTCAACATCGGCCCAGGAGCTGTTGGTGACCTTTCAACCTTCAGCCAGAGCCTGCCTGTAACTGGATCAGTTACCTACGCAACCGCTTAGGAGCTAAATTGAAAATCAACCTACAAGTAGAAATCAACGGTAAGACAGACGAGGTAGTGGCTAACGCCGCTGACATGGTTGCCTTTGAAAGCAAGTATGACATCAGCGTTGCTCAACTGGGACAAAATCCTAAAATGAGCTACATGCTGTTCCTCGCTTGGCACAGCCTACACAGGCAAAAGAAAACAGAGCTGAAGTTTGAAGATTGGCTCAATGAAGTTGATTCAGTCGGAGCAGGTGAGTCTAGCCCAAAATCAAAGGACTAGGAGATAAGTCAGCTCACTGGACTATTGCAGGAATAGCTTGTGAGACCGGTATATCGCCTAGAGAACTGATGGAGCTAGACGAGCGTATGCTCTGGACTATACAGCGTTATCTTGTAGCGAGAAACCTGCAAAGATAGACCCTTCCCTTCGGGGGAGGGTTTTGTCTTAGGTAGAATAGAGGTGAGGAGAGTCATGGCTAGAGTTGAAGGAACTGCTGAAGTTATCAAACTTTTGAAGCGTGTTGAGCCTGACCTACTCAAAGACATGCGCAAAGAGATGCGATCCGAACTGAAACCCATTACCAGCGCAATCTCGAACTCCATAAACTCACAAACAACTCAGAGACTTATGTCAAGAGATTATGAGATGTTCCACAATGGTCGAACTCAGTGGAGTGGAGTAAGGGGAGGCACAAGCGTTTTAGCCTCTAGTCGCAAGGCGCTCGTCAAGCTAACCTTTACCGGTAGAAGTGGCAAGGTTGGTTTCAACTATGCAGAACTAGCAGGTGTAAGAAGCAGACCTCCACGCAGAAGGTCAAAAGGCTGGTATTCAACTTCGGTTGGTTATCACTCTTACGACTACGCAGGTCAGGGCGATGTCTTTATTGAGAGGTTGTCTAAAGACTTTGCACCAGGTAAGCCAGGTCGTTTCGCCTTTGGTCGTTTCCTAAAGAAGCGAAAAGAAGTTGACAAGATAGCACAGCAGGTTGCCGACAGATATAACAAGAAATTGAATAGGTTAATCTAATGCCAGTAAACATAATTATTGACTCCAAGTTTGACGATAAGGGCATCAGAAACGCAGAGTCTCAGCTACAAAACTTCGCTGGTAACGCAGCCAAGAAGGTCGCTCAGGTAGGTGCAGCAGTAGCCGCCGCAGGTGCAGCAGTCGCAGGTAAGTTAGCTGTTGATGCTGTCAAGGCTGCTAGTGACTTGGGCGAGTCTGTCAACGCTGTAAATGTTGCCTTTGGTGATGCAGCCGAGGGAGTCCTAGCAATCGGTGAAAATGCCGCAACCGCTATGGGAGTTAGCCAGACAGAGTTCAACGCTGCCGCTGTTAGGTTCTCAGCCTTTGCAGAGCGCATAGTCGGTGAGGGTGGAGATGTCGCAGGGTTCATTGGTGACATATCTGTTAGAGCCGCTGACTTCGCCTCGGTATTCAACATTGAGGTTAGTGAAGCGCTACAAGTTTTCCAGTCTGGTCTTGCCGGTGAAGCCGAGCCACTAAAGCGCTTTGGTATCAACCTGCTACAAACTGAGGTAGCCGCTTACGCAGTAGCTAACGGAATTAGCACAAGTGCAGCTTCAATGACCGAAGCTGAAAAAGTGCAAGCTCGTTATGGCTTGCTTATGGAGCAGACCAACAAGACACAAGGGGACTTCGCTAACACCTCTGACAGCTTGGCTAACAGGCAGAGAACACTTCAGGCAACCTTTGTTGACCTACAAGCTCAAATAGGTCAAGCCCTTATCCCTGTTGCCGAGGAACTGTTCGGTGTCTTTGGTGATCGCATTATCCCCAAGCTCGAAGAGTTCGGCGCTTGGATGGAATCAGAAGATGGAAAGATAGCAGTCCAGAACTTCGGTGACTCAATCATGGGCGTGACGGAAACCCTATTGGACTTTGGTGAGTGGTTTGTCGATAACCTTGAGTTCATCAAGACACTTGGAATAGTTTTGACTGGAGTTGTTGCCAGTGTTTATGCCTACCGCACAGCGGTGGCAGTTGCCACAATAGCCACAGCAGCCTTCAATGCAACTCTAGTTCTCAATCCCTTCGGAGCAGTTGCAGCTGCAATCGCTCTAGTAACAACAGGAATAATTGCATTAGCGAGCGCAATCGGCAACGAAGCCACACCTACACAAGAGGAACTCAACACAAAGATTGAGGAAACAGAAGAGAGACTTAAGTTCTATCGAGAGGAACAAGATAAGTCAACTAACTCTAGCAGGCTCTATGAGTCAGCTATCAGGGATCTTGAAGCCGAGCTAATCAGACTCAAAGAAGCACAAGGTCAAAATATTGTTTTCACTAAAGAAAGCGTTATTGCCACAGACCTCGGAAGAGAAGCCGCAATCCAAGCGAGGTATGCAAACGAGAACTTAGCACCTGCCATCAACACGACCAGTGGAGCTTATGGTGAGATGGCTTTGCAGGCTATAAACGCAAAGCTAGGCATCGAGAATGTTTCTATCGCACAACAGGCTCAAGAGATTTTTATGCAGAAGGTGGCTGAGGGTGTCAGCATCAACGCTATTGAGAACGGACTTTACGCAAGCATCCTGGCAGATGTAACAGCCAAAACTAGATACCAGACTCAGGCACAAGTTGACTTCAATGAGGAAGTCAAAAGAGCCGGCATTAGGTTAGGTCTAGTTGTCCCAGAAGCGCAAGCAGCGACCAGCTCTACGAGTGCTTATACATCAACAACTCAAGGTGCTACAACTGCAACTAACTCACTAGCCTCTAGTGTTGACGGACTAGCAAACTCCTATTCAGGATTAGCAGAGGCAGCAAGCGCTTGGAATCAAGCAGACTACGAGGCATCAAAAGCAGCCGGTGGAGTTAGAACTGCAAAGCAACAAGAAGATTTTATGATTAACGCGATGGCAGGACAAGGACTAAACGAGCAACAAGCACGATTCCTTCTAGATGAAGCAGCTAGAATTTCCTCAGCCACAGGTAGATCTGACTTGAGTGTCCATGGCGGAGGTGTAAAGCTAACCGGTGCGACAGGCGAGCTTATTTATGAGTTCAATGATTCTGGAGTTATGACAGCAGCGCCAGCAAGTAGCTCATCCAATGTCAATGTCAATGTAAGTGCTGGAGTAATTGCTAATCCTAATGAGGTCGGTGAGATAGTTGTTGACTCAATCAAGAAGTATGAGTCCAGCAACGGAAAGGTTTTCGCTGACGCACCATGACCCTACTGATACTTGACCAAACTAAACTAGCTGGAACTACTGGCCCTCTCACTGTAAAGGTGCAATTAGGGTTTACAGCTGCTGGAGTAGGAGCGCCCTTCTTCACACTTGATGACCCTATAAAGGGAGTCCTCAACAATGAGATATATGTTCTCGGTGGTGGAGAAGCCTTCGTGGATGTTACTGCTGATGTTCGGCGGTTCAGCATTAGCCGAGGTAAGTCGAGAGAGCTAGACCAATACCGAGCTGGAAGAGCCACAGTAGAGTTCAACAATAACGACAGAGCCTACGACCCTACCTTTGAAGCTAGTCCCTACTATGGGCAGATAGTTCCTCAGCGCCAGGTTGTAATTTCGGTCAATGATGAAATTATTTACACAGGTGTAGTTGACGACTGGAATATTGACTTCTCCCTAAACGGAACTGGCACAGCTCAACTCTCAGCACTAGACGCAACCTCTAACCTCAGCAACCTAGACCTAAGTGCTTTCAGCCCTTCTGAGGAGCTTTCGGGGACAAGGGTAACCAACGCCCTAGACAATGTTGACTGGCCTGTCACAGCGCGTTCTATTGACGCAGGGCAGGAAACCTTAGAGGCGCAAACAGACATAGATGACAATGTAATGAGCTACTTGCAGACAGTTGCCTTCAGTGAAGCCGGAGATGTCTTTGTCAATAAACTGGGAGAGCTTGAGTTTGTAGATAGAAACAACTCGCAGGCTTTGGCAGGCGTGACCTTTAGCGACAGCGGAGATGGCATAGCCTATGAAGCAATCCAAGTTGTTTACGGATCAGAGCAACTGCACAACGCTATCACTCTCACCAACTCGACAGGCACAGCAGTAGCCACTAACGCAAACTCAATAGAAGCTTTCGGTAGGCGTGACTTTGAGGAGTCAACCTTTGTTGCCGACAGCAACGACCTAAACATATTGGCTGACTACTATGCGCAGAAGTATGCACTGCCAGAGTTCAGAATTGACTCCCTAAGAGTGAACATGGACAAGCTATTCCAAGAACAGCGAGAGTCTTTGCTAGACCTAGAGCTAGGTGACTCAGTCGTTATCAAGTTCACGCCTAACGGGATACCGCCACAGATAGAGCTTGTCGGCAAGATTATCGGCATTGGCTACGATGCAAACCCACAGAGGCAGTCAATCAACTTCAAGTTCCAGACAATCCAAGCACCGCTGTTGATTTTGGACAGCGCACAGTTTGGTAAGCTAGACACAGGCGTTCTCGGACTTTAGGAGCTTTATGCCTTACTTAGATTTTTCAGCAGGTCAGATCCTCACAGCCACACAGGTTGACGATTACCTGATGCGACAGAGCGTGATGGTGTTTGATGACACCTCTGCTCGCTCAAGTGCAATCGGCACAGTAGTCACCGAGGGAATGGTCACTTACCTGAAGGACACAAACTCTATTGAGTTCAGCCCTGACGGAACTGCCTTCGTTTCGGTAAACAACTCGACCATAAACAACCAGGCTGGCACTGCCTACACCCTGACCGCTAACGATGCCGGACAACTAATTAGGTTCACAGGAGCTTCTGCAGCTACCCTAACGATTGACAATGTATTAGCAGTCGGTCAGAGAGCTGACATTATTCAAGATGGCACTGGTGCTGTTTCTGTTGCAGCTGGAACTGGAGTAACCCTGCAAGCCATTGGGACTAACCTAGCCGAGCAATACGCTGCTGCAACTGTTTTCTGTGTTGCTTCTGGTGAATATCGCTTGGTGGGTAATCTTGTTTAGTCTAGGAATTATTGCAAGCAGTATCTCAGCAGACATCACCCCTTATGTCTTGAGCAGTAGCGACACTTCCAGAGTTGCTGTTGACTCTAATGGTAACTACTACTTCACTGAGATGAATGTTGGCGGTGGCACTTCAACTCTATTCAAGTTCACTTCTACCGGTAATCAGCTATGGGCAAAAGAAATCAACTACGAAATGAGGCGAGTCTTTGTTGACAACAATGACAATGTCATCTTGCTGCAAAGGCTTCAGGAGCGTATTTGCAAAGTAGACTCTAGCGGAAATCTTGTCTTTGATATTACCTTTGGAGCAGCTGTTGATATTTATGATGTCACTGTTGACAGCTCCGACAACTACATATTTGCTGGCATAGATACAGCACCGACTGATGACTTAGGTGTTGTAATCAAAACCAACAGCTCAGGTGTTATTCAGTGGCAGAGAACCTTTGAGATAGATGACCCAGACTTTGACAAATCAGAAGCGTATGGAGTTATCACTGATGACTCTGACAATGTCTTTGTGACAGGAGACATAAAGCTAGACGGAGTAGCCAGTGAAGGCGTGATTCTAAAGTTCAACAGTTCTGGCACATTACAAGCGCAGGAAAGCTATGACATTCCTAGAGAGCTTTCGTTTGCAGGATCGCGTTTCTCATTCTTCGATGGTTCTTTGTTTATCTCAAACGAGGACAACAGAACTTTCAAGGTTGACCCAAGCACCCTAGCAATAAGCACCGCTGTTTCTGGATTGTCTGGTGTGACCAACGATGGGATTTACGGATACGGATTTTACAAAAGCGGAGTTGATTACACATTCATTAGGTTCAATAGCAGCTTAGTGCCTGACTTAGCATTAGAAGGTAACCTCGGTAACGCTGTAACTTCTGGGCCATCCCCTAGCATTGAGTTAGTTGGCAACTCCCTTGTAGGTGGCTCGAATACTAAAATTGCAGTGGTCGCCAAAACCCTCGACTCGGTTGGAACAGCAGCAGGTGTCACCTTTGCCACAGCAACTCCTAGCTTGTCACCTGTCACAATCGAAGCTGGGGAATACACAGTCACTACAAATGTCTCGTCATATGCGACAGCAGATGCAGGAATTACACTTACCGCAAGCACAGCAATAATAACTAAGGATGTGATTGAGTGACCGGTTGGAAAGATTGGCAAATAGGCGAAACAGTAACTGAGGCAGACTTTCAAGCTCTGTTGCAAGACCAGGTGGTTCAGCGATACGCAACTACAAGCGAGAGAGATACAACACTCGGCACAGCAGTAGCAGAGGGAATGGTTGCCTTTATAGAGGACACCAACACGCTTCAGTTCTACGCTGACGGATCTTGGCAAGCAGTCGCAAGTGATGGGGACATTACAGCGGTAACAGCCGGCACAGCTCTAACAGGAGGCGGTGCTTCAGGAGATGTCACACTCAATGTTGACCTAAGTGCCATAACAATTCCGACAGCTCAAATTAGCGACATCACTGCCACAGCTGCCGAACTGAATACCCTTGACGGAATTACAGCTACAACCGCTGAACTGAATTACACAGACGGAGTCACCTCTAACATTCAGACTCAGCTCAATGGCAAGCAAGGCACAGTCGCAGGAGTCAGCGATACCGAGATTGGTTACCTAGACGGAGTTACCTCGGCAATCCAAACTCAGCTCGATGGCAAGGTTGACGAAGTAAACGGAGCTGTCACTACCGCAGCCACTGGTTCTAATGTTGTTCGCAATATCACGCTAAGCACAGCAACCCCGACAGGTGGTAGCGATGGCGATGTTTGGTTGGTTTACGAGGTATGACCGCACACACTCGCATTGGTGGGGCGTGGAAAGATGTTACTGGAATACACGCTAAGGTCGGCGGTGCTTGGAAAGAGGTCACAGAAGGTCACACCAAGATTGGCGGAGTTTGGCAACAGTTTTATTCTGGCGAATTACCTCCCCTAGTAGTTGAATATCTAGTTGTTGCTGGTGGTGCAGCTGGTGGTTGGACTGTTGATCCGTCTGGAATAGATAGAATCGGAGGAGGCGGCGGTGCTGGTGGTTATCGCTCTTCAGTCACAGGCGAGTCAAGCGGTGGTGGTGCTTCCGCTGAAACTGCCCCGACTCTTTTGGTATCCACAAACTACACCGTAACCGTTGGTGCAGGTGGAGCACCCGTTACTGATGATGACGGAAACAATGGTAGCAATTCTGTTTTTAACACAATTACCGCAACTGGCGGTGGTGGCGGTGGTAGTAATGCTAATGGGCTTTCCGGCGGTTCAGGTGGTGGCGGTAGTTACAATAATAGCGGTGGTGCAGGAACTACTAACCAGGGCTTTTCAGGTGGAAACGCAACTGATGATCGAGGCGGAGGCGGAGGCGGTGCTTCGGAAGTTGGTGCAAATGCGGTTGGCAGTGATGCTGGTGATGGTGGTGACGGTGTTTCATCTTCAGTGACAGGTTCAGCAGTATCCAGAGCTGGCGGCGGCGGTGGTGGATCAGCTTCTTTTGGTGTTTCTGGATTTGGTGGCACAGGTGGCGGTGGAGATGGGGGTGACCGTTCTTTATCTGATGCCGAAGCAGGTTCACCAAATACAGGCGGTGGCGGCGGTGGTGGTGGCCGAGGTGGTAAAGAACCAGGTGCTGCTGGTGGCTCAGGTGTTGTTATTCTTCGTTATCCGTCAGGGTATTCAATTACACTAACGGGCGTTAGCGGAACTACCACAACAGTCGGAGGAAATAATGTGACAGCAATAACAAGCGGATCGGGAACGGTGAGCTGGTCATAATGGCACATTACGCACTATTAGATGAAAACAACATAGTCACTCAGGTCATTACAGGACTTGACGAAACCGAACTAATCGAAGGGCTTGAGCCTGAAGTTTGGTATGGCAACTTCCACAATCAAACTTGTAAGCGAACTAGCTATAACACTTTTGCAGGTGAACACAGAACAGGCGGTATTCCTTTCCGAAAGAACTACGCAGGAATAGGCTTCACCTATGATTCTGAGCTTGATGCCTTTATCCCTCCAAAGCGTTATCCGTCTTGGATACTAAACGAACAGACTGGCACTTGGAAAGCACCTATCCCCTATCCTGACGATGGTGCTGAATATGATTGGGATGAAGAACTAACAAACTGGGTG